TTCATTCTTATTATTTTAAATTCATCCATTTTAGTAATTCATCCGTGTGATGTTTCGATATTTGCCACACGCAATCCTCTTTGTGCATAATCATGAAATCATCTAACATGATTTCACTGGCACACACATATTCTGACATACGTCTATGCCTTGTATGGAATATGATTGTTTGATTATCTGTAATCATGTAATTTGCTAGCAATGAGTGTTTACTATCCAGCTTATTACAAATATCAATCGCTTTGCGCTCAACGTCAATGTGTTTCATCTTTAATCACTCCTTCCACGCTGTCACTATCGCAATACATGTAATAGCAAATATCCCTACACAGCTAACAATCGCGGCACATATAATTTCCATTATTTTTCACCCCCACAGATAATCTTTACATACATGTTCGCATAAAGTTTCTTCTTTTGTTAGTATGCTAGCGAATGTAATTTTAAAGCAACCATAACCATCATTTCTTATTGTTTTCTTTATTATGTCATAATAATCCTTGAATTGTGTATAATAACAAGCGTCACTTTTTACCCATTCATGCTTTGCGCAAATTTTTAAAAATTCAAAAAATGTTTTTCGCGATACAACTTCACCGTTAACGTAATATTTTCTTTTTAATTTCATTTTCATTCTCCTTTTCATTTTCTAAAGTCGTAAGTATCCGCATCAGCCTGTTACACTCATCTATGCGAATCATTATGTTGTGGCGCATTGGATTGTCTTTTTCATACAGATCAAGCGTCATTTCAAGACCATCAATCCTTGCTCTTAATCCACATTTAATACTGTTATATGTCTCCATGGTATCACCACCTTTCTTTACCTCCACCATAAAGCCAGAAACATAAGTATCAATGTTGTTTCGGCGATAAACCATAATGCGTATTTCATTAGTTTCATTTCTTTTCTCCTTTAAGGGATTACCTTATCTTCACTTATAGTATACACCTTTTATGTCGACCTGTCAACAGCTAAAATGCGTTTTCTTAAAATCACATAATTTATCGTTCACATATTTTCATACAAAATTAACATATTTATCACATAATATTTTGATATACTGTAGGTGTCAAAGGAAAGGTGGTGAAAACATGACAAAGTTTATCACAAGAAAAGTCCCGTATACGAACATCGTATTTATGCAGATGGATGAAAACGGACAGATGGTACAGGGAGCGCACACCGTTGAGGGTCTGGCGCTGAACAGCCATGCCGCAAGACGTTACTTGATTCGCAACAAAATTACGAACGAGAACGTTATCGTAGTGGACAGCAAGACAACGGAAGTATTGATGAAATGCCCGTTGAGTGAATTTATCGCACATGCAACAATCGTAGAATAACATTAAAGGAGAAAATTAAAATGGAAAACACAAACAACATGCCAGCAGTAGTTGAATTATCAGAAGAATCATTTGCAATGCAGTTAGCACACGCTACAAGCGTAGAGGGGTCAATGTGGACGAACTACGTAATGGAGACAGACGATGACAAGATTTATTTCTTCTCCGCTATCACCCAGCCAGACAAGAAACTGTCTGAGGTAATCAATGTACCATTCAACCTTATAGCAGTATATTGCGACACAGCAAAAGCAATCGACGACAAAACAGGTGAAGAAAAAGTATTCCCTCGTTGTATCCTTTTTACGGATAAAGGTGAAAGCTATGCAACTGGTAGTATTTGCATCTTCGGGGATTTACAGAAACTCTTTAGTTTTGTAGGATATCCGACAAAAGAGAAACCGATTAAGGTAGTAATCAAGCAGGAAGACAAGGCACAGAAACGTTACTACCACATTGGTTTAGCTAAGTAATCATAAGGGGCAAATGCCCCTTATTTAATAAGGGGTGATTTAATGGCTATAAGATGGAAGTATGCCGATAGGCGTAACTTGCAGAAAGTTATTGCATCATATAATGGTAGAATCACAAGAGAACTAAACAAACAGCCAGAGCTGGCTATGTTTGCGCCTAGACAGGTGACGTACGAGGAAGTACGCTCTAAGATAAGCACAAGAGCAGACTATAACCGTATCGTGAACAGCTTAAAAAGAATCCATCAGAAAGGCGCGTTTGAATTACAGGATTCTGGGGCAGGTGAATTACGTACCAAGTATGAGATAAAAGAAGCTCGTATCTTGACGAATACAACGAACAAACGTATCAAGAATTATTTTGATAAGGTTTCCGGAGAAAACACAGCTAGGCGTGAGATAGCAGAAACTAACTTCTTTATAAGACCTTTTAATTTTAAACAAATGGAGCAAGGTAATTTTGACAGGTTTGTTGAATCAATGGAGAAGCAGTTGCGGAGAGTGCAACATCCAGAAGTTATTGATGAAAACTACTATTGGCAGTATCTAGGCGCAATGCGGAAAGAATTAGGAGCTGGCGAGGGAGACTCCTTGTATGATTTTGTTAGTGGGTTATCTCCTGCTGCTGTTTCTCAAGCGAGGTTTGAAAACTACTTTTTAACAATCACCGCAATGTATAACCCGAATGAGGTTGGTGAACGGTACGAAATGATAATGGAGCAGTGGGAAGATTGGTGGAGCAAGAATAAGCAGAGGTTCTCGTGATACGCTACACCGCTGATTTCGAGACCACCACAGACCCAGAAACTGCACATGTTTGGTCATGGGAAAGTTGTGTAGTTGGAGACCCTGACAATTTTTGCAGAGGGATAGACATTGAAAGTTTTATCGAATACTGCTCGTGGGAAGATAGAATAATTTATTTTCACAATCTAAAGTTTGATAGTAGTTATATACTGTCCTACCTATTGACGCATGGTTACAGTTGGTCAAATAACAGGGCCTTAAAGAAGCATGAATTTTCTACTCTTATATCAAACATGGGGCAGTTTTATTCCGTCACCGTTTGTTTTGGAGAAACGACCACAACCTTTTATGATAGCCTTAAATTGATACGCCTTAGCGTCGAGCAAATTGCAAAAGCGTACGGCTTAGAAATGCGCAAGCTGGAAATAGACTACGACAAACCAAGACCAGAGGGGTATATACCAACCGATGAGGAATGGGAATATCAACACGCGGATGTCGCTATCATGTCACAAGCCTTGCATATTTTGTTTACCGAGGGGTTGACTAAGATAACACAGGGGAGTAATGCGTTGTGGGACTACAAGGAGATTATCGGCAAGAAGAATTTTAAACGCTGGTTTCCTGTGCTACCACCTGAGATAGATGCCTTTTGCAGGAAGTCATATAAAGGCGGTGCAACTCAGGTGCACAAGATTTTTGCGAATCAGGAAATCGGTTGTGGGATAACACTGGATGTAAATAGTATGTATCCTTGGGCGATGTATGAAATGTTCTTGCCATTTGGCGAGCCGATATCTTATACAGGTAAGTATAGACAGGATAAGTTATATCCATTATATATACAAAAGCTATCCTGTAGCTTTGAGCTGAAAGAGGGTTATATCCCGACGATACAACTAAAGCATTCGGGCTTGTTTAGAGGTACAGATTTTTTAGAATCATCCAACGGTAACATCGTTGAGCTTACCCTGACAAGTGTTGACTTGAAATTATTTTTAGACCACTACAACGTATACAACGTATCTTGGATAAGCGGGTATAAGTTTATGCAATCAAAAAATATGTTCAAGGAGTACATTGACAAGTGGTATGCGATAAAGGCACAGGCTACCAAGGATGGAAACAAAGGTCTAAGGCAGATTGCTAAGGATATGATGAATTCCCTATCAGGTAAATTCGGACTACGACCTGAGGTGCAGGAGAAAATACCATACTATGACGAAAAGCTACGTTTCAAACTTGGTGAAGTAGAACAGCGTGACAGTATCTATGTGCCTGTAGTTTCTTTCATCACCAGCTATGGGCGTGACAAAGCCTTACGTTCTGCTCAGAAGAATTATGATAGGTTTATCTATATGGATACAGATAGTCTACATTTAGCAGGCACAGAATTACCAGATAATCTTGACATCGACTCAACTAAACTTGGTTGGTGGGACTTGGAGAAGACGTGGGTAAGGGGATACTTTATCCGTGCCAAGACCTATATAGAGGAAGAAAGTGTTTCACGTGAAACAATGGAATCCATGATAAAAGCAGAAAAGGCGGAGCCATGGCAGTTTTATGAGGTTGATGGAGATTTACGGATACTCAATATTACTTGTGCGGGGATGCCTAAAAATTGTTATCGCCATGTAACGTATGAAAATTTTAGACCCACAAATTGGTTTGACGGCAAACTTATGCCTGTAATGTCTAAGAACGGAATAACATTAGTAAAAAAGGTATTTACAATTCAACCGTAACATGCTACAATGTTGTTGCAAGGTTATTATGGTTGAATTGTCATACGGGTTGGGATACCACAGGTTAGCGCCTGCCTGATGCCGTCGCACTGGTAATGCTATGACAAACTGTATTAGCTTTGCTTTTATTTTGTAAAAGAGGTGATTAAATGGCAGAACCAAAATGGCTTGATATAAATAGCGTGCTTTCCCATAACGTCCCTATCATGATGGTGTTAGGTGTACGAGGTTGCGGAAAGAGCTTTGGGGTCAAGAAGCATTTGATAAATAGGTTTGTAAAACGTCAACGTAAATTTGTATACGTGTTTAGAACCGACAGCCAGATGAAGCGCATACTAGGCACTACGAACATATTCGAAGATATTAATGACGCCATGCTGTTTGATGAGGATATAAGGTGTGAATCAAAAGGTGCATACTACGGGGAAGAACAAATGTGTTACTTTATCCCTCTATCACTAGCCAAGGACTTTAAGCGTGCATCCTTCCCCGACGTTGATGCGATAATGTTTGATGAATTTTTGATAGAAGAGGGGCAGACTGAAAGATACTTAAAACAAGAACCCATCCTACTAAGTGGATTGATAGATACAGTTTTCCGTAACCGAGAGAAAGTGGAAGTATATCTGCTGGGAAATGCTACTACGATATACAATCCTTATGCCTTATATTATGGGGTTGAAAAACCATATGGCAAGAATGTTAGTAAATCAAAGGACGGTAGGGCAATGATATATCTAGCGGCTGATGAGGAATTTATAAAGTACCGTGAACAAACAGCTGTCGGAAATTTGATAAGCGGAACAGACTATGGCTCGTTTTCACTGCACAATAAGTTTCAGTCTGAGAAAGCTGGTTTCATCGCCAAGAAAGAACAGTGCTCTCCGTTGTTTACATTTATTTACGAAGAGCAAACGATGGGCGCTTGGATATCCTACAAGCTAGGCAAGATGTGGATATCAGAAGACATCGACCCTCAGTGTAAACTGATATACGCATTGACGGTTGACGGGCACAATGAGAACACCATGCTGATAAAAAGTAAGCATGGCTCTATGGTTGACTTGGCTGTGAGGTATTATCAAAATAGTTGTTTATATTTTGAAAATTACAAATGTAAAGAAGTTTTCCTAAATGTCTTGAAAATGTATTTGTAATGTGATATAGTACAGTTGAAAGGTGGTGATAGCCATGGATGCATGGTTACAAGCAATAACCACAGTCGGGTTTCCGATTGTGATGTGCGGTGCTATGGCGTGGTATGTTAAATATCAAACGGATAAAAACCGCGAGGATGTTAAGACACTTAACGAACAGCACACGAAAGAAATGTTAGAGGTGACGGAAGCCATCAATAACAATACGCAAGCGCTTATAGCGCTAAAAGAAACGATGAAAAAGGAGAGTAGACATGAGTAAAAAAGGAATTGATATTTCTGAACACAACGGCAATGCGGAAGCCGCTATCAAAACCGCTGACTTTGTGATGATTCGCTCATCATGGGGGCACTTTGCGATTGACAAAAAACTAGAAGACAATGTAAAGTTGTGCAAAAAGCATGGTAAACCATACGGTTTTTATCACTTTAGTTACGCAAGAAATTACAAAGAAGCGAAAGACGAAGCCCACAAGTGTATGAACCTTATATCTCGTTACGGGAACACATATCCTATTGCTCTGGATTTAGAGTGGGACGACGGCGCAAATTGGAAAAAGAACAACGGCATCACGTATCAGAGTGAAATGGAAGTATTGAAAGCATGGAAAGAAGTAGTTGAGCAGGAATGCAAAACCTATTTGCTCCTATATTGTAACCGTTCTTTCTACAACCAGTTAAAAGCCGTGAACGAAGCACGCTTAAAATCAGTGGATTTGTGGCTGGCTGAATGGGGTGTATCGAAACCGTCAATTCCTTGCGGTATGTGGCAGTACAGGGGTGACCCTCTGGACTTGGATGAAGCATACTATGACTATCCGACACTGCTGTCCCAGTTGCACAAACCTGCTGTGGATGACACCATCAAAGTGGGCGATAAAGTATCCCCTATTAAAGCAGTCAACTATAACGGCATTAAGTTGATTGACGAAGTAAGGAGTATGCGATTAAGTGTTATTGAGATTAGCGGCAATCGGGTTGTTGTGTCTTACCCAGCAGGCGGCACCGAAGCATTTGCCATGTCAAACCTCAAAAAGTGATATGGCGTGGATATCTAAGGCAGGTGGATTGAATCAGCAGGAAATGGAAAACAATGCAGATATCGTTATATCCACCTATCAGCAAATGGGATACGATAATGCGACGATAGCCGCCATCCTAGGCAACATGCAAAACGAAAGTAGCGTAAACCCCGGCAGAGAAGAGGAAGGCGGGGGTGGCGGATATGGCTTAGTACAATGGACACCAAAAAGTGTGTTGATTGAGCATTGCGCCACGCTAGGCTTATCCCCTTACACGAGTGGGGATGTGCAGCTACAAGTCATACCAAAAGAGATACAGAATGTAAGTGGGGTAGCCGAGTGGTACAGCAGTGCGGCGTTCATTGAACCTTATTACAATAGCGGAGCGACTAGCGACATGATAGGAATAACGGGAAATCAATTTCTCCAAAATTCGATGGGTTGGACGCCCGATAAGCTAGCGGTGTTATTTATGGTGTGCTATGAACGACCGTCTTATGACCCTAACACCAATCACTATCAAAAACGGATGGCTGATGCACTAACGTGGTATGACTACATCGGTGGTGGGTGCGTATTCACGCCCCGCCTTACCGATAGCGGTATGATGAATAACCCATATTGGTATTCGCAAAACCCGTTTTATCTAGCTGGGTTTGGGTTGCCTAACTGTACCTGTTATGCGTGGGGGCGAGCCTACGAGATAATGGGCAAAAAACCTACCCTATCTTTGGGGAACGCTGACCAGTGGTTTGGATACACACAGGACGGTTACTCAAGAGGGAGCACGGCGAAGTTAGGCGCTATCATATGTTATAGCGGCGGCAGCGTAGGAACTGGTCATGTCGGTGTCGTGGAAGTCATAAACGATGATGGAACGATAGTGACAAGTAACAGTAATTACGGCGCTGAATATTTCATCACCTACAACCTACCAGCTGATTACAGTATGGCAGGACTTACCTTCCAAGGCTTTATCTATATCCCCTGTGGGGGAAAGCCACCTTTCAAAAGGGGGAATAAGATGCCTTGGATATATTACCTAAAAAGGAGAGTACGATAATGAGGACAAGAGCGGCATATGAAGAATTGCTTACACGTCTCATGAACAGCGGAGAGCTTACCCCAGACATGGAAGAAGACTTCCGTCGGCTTAAGGATGAACTAGACGAACGCGAGGGAATGCTCGCACGTTACGGCGAAACTTATGACGGAGAGAACAAAGAATATGAATGGGTTGCTCGCGAAGTCGAAACAGACGGAACGAAAGATGGCTCTGACGATGTAGTGCAGGACGATAAGGAGAATGACGTAATCGACACGCCAGAAGAAAACGTCATTGACTGGGAAGCAAAATATAGAGACTTAAAAGAAAGATATATCGACCGTTTCATGGGACGTATCAAAGAGGAAAACCTAGACGACATGCGCAATGATTTGGAACGAGGTCGAGACGATGGCGGAGAAGGCATAAACGAGGTAACATACAATGACCTATTTAAATAAGGAGCGTGATTAAAATGCCAAAGATACCTACAGTAAAAAACTTAGAAGCAAACACGGCACAGATTCTGAATGCGGCGAGAGCTGACATTGGCGGTGCATACGCTCAGGACGTTCCAAAAGCATTAGCTGATGGAACAAACTTAGCAGCAATCGGAGAAGTGGTGATGAACAATCCAGCTTATCCAAATCAGTTATATTCTAGTCTGGCAAACCGAATCGGTATGGTTTTGCTGACATCAAAAGCCTATCGTTCAAGTTTGAAATCATTGAAGCGAGGGCTGATGACCTTTGGTGAGAAGGTAGAGGAAATCTTCGTTGCTATGGCTGAACCGCACGATTACAATATCGTGGAAGCACAGACTAACGTGTTCAAACTTGAGACGGGTGACGTTTACACAGCTTTCCACACGTTGAACTACGAAAAGTTTTACAAGAAGTCAATCAGTGAAGAGAACCTCAGACAGGCGTTCTTATCACCTGAGGGTGTATATGACCTTATCGGCGGGTTATACGAATCACTGTACAGCGGTGCGGAGTATGACGAATTCCTGACTACAAAATACCTGATTGCAAAAATGATTCTAGGCGGCTTCATCAAGTCAACACAGATTCCAGCAGTTACAGCGGATACGGTCAAAGAAGTTGCCACTACGATGGCAGAGGCTTCCTACATGTTCCGTTTCCCTAGTAACAAATATAATATCGCAAAAGTAACGACATTCAGCAGACCAGAAGATTTGATTCTTATGACGTCTGCTAAATTCGGGGCACTTAACAACTTCAACGTTCTGGCATCCGCATTCAACATGGACAAAGCGGAAATCGAAGCGCGGCACATTATGATTGATGGGTTTGATATCTTTGACCTAGACAGGCTGGACAAGCTGTTAGGCAATAACCCAGAATACACAAGATTCACAGATGAACAGCTTACTCTGTTAGGTTCCATTCCTGCCGTAACATTCGATAAGAACTGGTTCATGATTTTCGATGTCCTTATGACTTACAAGGAGATATACAACCCAGAGGGCATGTACTGGCAAAACATTTATCACGTATGGAAGATTTTCAGCGTGTCACCGTTCAACAATGCAATGATGTACACTGACCAGACATCCAGCGTGACAAGTGTAACACTATCACCTAAAACGGCTACTCTAAGCAAGGGGGCTACCCTGCAAATGACAGCTACAGTAGTAACTGAGGGATTCGCCGACAAGTCGGTCATTTGGACAGTATCTGGCACAAGCGCAACTACTTCCACTATTTCCTCTACTGGGCTGTTATACATTGCTGGCGATGAAACTAATACAGAATTGACAGTAGAGGCTACATCAGCATTGGACAGCACTAAGAAAGACACGGCAACAATTACAATCCCAGCTTAATGGATTTTATCACAACGATATCGCCGCTCACGAATGTACGCATTTTGAGCGGCGTACCATTAGATAACAGTTATACAGACACCCTCACATTTGCTAGCGCCAGCGCTCAGTACACGTACTTCTCTGAAAAGACAAAGTACAATAAATTAAACATGACACCTGTGCGGATGCAAAACCAGATTGCCGTGGATTTGGTGGCTGATTCGTTGTATGACTGTAACTATCTGATGTTTCAAAACAAGAACTTTGGTAACAAATGGTTTTACGCATTTATAACTGCTATTGATTTTGTCAACATCAACACAAGTAATATAACATTTGAGATAGACGTATGGCAGACCTGGTATTTTGATTTTACTATAAAAGAGTGTATGGTTGAACGTGAGCATATAGCCAATGACACAATAGGCGCTAACCTAGTCCCTGAGGGTTTGGAATACGGTGAGTACAAATATAATGCTGTTCAGCAATCCAAAATCCGCAATGTCAAACGTATATGCGTGGCTAGCACCGTAGGATTGGACGGCACAAGCTACGATGGTGGTGACATAATTCATGGCATATATCAGGGGTGCGGATACCACTGGTTTGATGCTTCAGAAGCTGGAGTAACAGCAGTGAATGAATACCTAAAGAAGTTGACTGATGGTAACAAAGTAGATGGTATCGTTAGTATCTTTATGGCTTGGGGAGCTATGATAAACAATGGCACATTGACAGATAATGCCCCAGCTAGACCTACGACCATTGACGGATACACACCGAGAAACAACAAGCTATACACTGACCCATATGTAAAACTTATAACATTTGATGGGGCAGGTAGTTCTTGTGAATACCAGTATGAATACTTCAACGACCCATCAGCCCCTACATTTGAACTTGAGTGGGATGTGTCCCCCAACCCATCTATTTATACATCACCGAATGGGTATAGAGGAAACGGCAAAGACTTATACAAAATGTGCACAACTGGGTTCCCTCAATGTTCATTCAACATAGACACCTACAAGGCATGGCTAGCCCAGAATGGCGGGGTTGTGGGGACAGCATTCAACTTTGGGAACAGTCTGGTAGGAGGAGCAGTTGGCGCTATTGGCTCGGCGATGTCTGGAAATCCGCTTGGCGTTGGGGCTGGCGTAGGAAGTATGCTGGCAACAACATTCGATGCATTCCGTGAAGTGTCCATCAAAAAGGCATTACCGCCTACTTACTCAGGTACAAATTCATCCACAACACTTATGGCGAACAATGACTTATCTCCTAAATATTGTGCAGCCACGATACGCTCAGAATTTGCACAACGTATCGACGACTTCTTTGACCGATTTGGGTATAAGACAAACCGACTCAAGGTGCCAAATATTACAGGAAGACCAAGCTGGAATTACGTTAAGACAATATCAGCTACTGTAACAGGGAGCGTGCCTTTTGGTGATATAACAAAGATAAAGGCTACACTTAACAACGGAATCACATTCTGGCACGGAGACTTTGTTGGAGATTATGAAAGGAGTAACAAATAATGAGTAGCAAAAGAAGAAAAATAAAGGCAATGTTAAATAACGATGCCACCTATGCAGATATTTTCGGGAGACTTTCCATGCTATGCATGAATTGTTACGAATGGATAAACCTTCCTGATACAATCGACGAACGATTCCTAGAGCTGACCCTTATGTACAAAGGATATGCTTTATACTTCCACGACGAAGTACTGGGGGATATCACTCTTCCATGTATGTTCGATGGCGAGCTGGACATATATCGCACGCCTACAAGACGTTACCCGTATTCAGTTACTTCTGATTACTTCGATGTAAGGACAGACCTTGACAGCGTGTTTATATTCAACAACTATCTTCGTAAGCCTACAATAATGACGATAGACCTGTACGCGCAAAGGCTGACTAACATCCTACGCGCTATTGATGTAAACATAAATGCCCAGAAGACCCCTGTAGCAATGTCAACGACTATAGCTAACAGGCAGTCCATCAATGAAGCGTATGAACAATATGATGGGAACGTACCTGTTATTCTTACGGACAAAAGCCAAGGAATAGATTTCAAAGAAGCCTTCCAATCCATCAGCACGGAAGCTCCATATGTAGCAGATAAACTCTGGTTTATGTACCAAGCAATTTGGAATGATGCTTTAACTGCCTTAGGAATTGAGAATACTAATACAGACAAAAGAGAAAGAAGAACAGAGGATGAGGTCAACGGAGCAGGCGGAGCAATCGAAATGTATCGTAATAGTGGGTTATCCATAAGGAGACAGGCTTGCAAGGAAATCAACAAAATGTTCGGACAAAATATTGATGTTATATTCAGAAGTAATCTGGATACCTTAGTAAACCGTGCTTTCAATCCATCCGCCGCTCAAGAGCTTGACGGGCAGGAAATTGATGGGTACGTAGAAAGTGAGCTGGAATATGATATTTGACGATAGAAACCAATACACGATTAGTGTACGCTGGGTAGTGGAAAGCTATTCACAGGAAACACCAGAAATTTCAACCGACCAGAAAATAGCTATTGCGCTACCTCAGATATTCAATTTCGATTTCCCGATATATGATGAGTCATATAGAACTGAATTTGAGGAAAAGCTGATAAGGCACTTTTACTTCCATGAAATAAATATAACTTCCATAGGAGCTTGGAAATTCCAGCTCCGTGAGAAGTTAAACCTTATCATGCCAGTGTACAACAAAATGTATGAAGCCGTTGCTATAAAGTACGACCCATTGATTGATACTCAAATGCACGAAACCTACACGCGCACAAATAACCTTACGAGCAATTCTAGCACGCAAGGTGATGTAACACAAAACGACACTAGCCAAAATCAGCAAGTGTACTCTGACTTACCGCAAACCACTTTGCATGGTGGAGACTATGCAACAAATTCAACGCAAAACGATGGCACAGCAACTTCCGCCCAGAAGGCTTCACAAACAGCCAATGCTAAAAGCGACAACACAGAAACGTATGAGCACAACAACACAGGATTCTCTAGCCGCTCACAACAGGGGTTGCTAATGGAATATTACGAATCACTACGCAACGTTGATGAAATGATATTCAATGAACTACGTGAATTGTTTATGCTAATTTACTAAAGGGGTGATACTATGGCACAAATACCACAGCCTATAGGCTACACACATTTCTACTGTACGTTTGTACTTCCACTTTACTTTGATGATGACTTAGACAGCTACCAGAAACTACTTAAAATACAGTATAAAATAAATGAGCTGGTTAAAAACAACAATCAGATTATCGAGTGGCTGAACGACTTGGAGCAGTGGTTGAAGACAACATTAAAGCAGTACGCTCAGGAGATACTGAATCAGATGCTCGAAAATGGAGAGCTGACTATCAATGCAATTTACAAACCAGAGACAGAAACCCTGTCATTTGTGTTTGAAAAGAAATAGAGGTGATAAACTATGACACAAGAAGTAGCGAATCTGGAAGTCCAATCTGGAACATACCCTTTAAAGGACGTTACCGCAAGAAACCAAATTCAAAATGTTATAACAGATACAACAAACAAGCTGGCTAATAAAGCAAGTGCTCGTGTTTGGAACGTGGTTACAGATGGTGGGGCAGACCCAACTGGTGGAGCATCCGCACAAGCGGTATTCAACCAGATTCCCACGATATTGAACTCGTATGACTATGTGTATATACCGAGAGGGACTTACAACCTGACTACTATATTCGTATGCTCAGAAAAAGTAATCTGTGATGCACAATCAGCTGATGAAAACGCAAACAGTAAGATTCTGAAATATACACCGATTAACTATGGCTCTCCGTCAATGACGCTGTACAAACAGACAGAAAAGCCTAGTGATGGAAATAGTTTCCAAGGGTGGTGTTTTGCTGGGGACACTAGCCCTTATTCTGGAAATATTGCCGCTGTAAATAGGAATTCTTCTACGGGAGTCGTCAAACTGAACACTTACAACAATTTTATGAATCCTATTGCATCAAAAGAATATCCGTTCGGACATGGTAATTCATTTACGTATATGGGTATGATAAATACCGCGTTTTACTTGGTTTGTCCCATAGACAGTAATAAGTTGTTATGGTGGGACGTTGGAACAGAAGCAACAACAACTACTTTAGTCAACGGGGTATCGTCTAACATCAATATAGCAAATAAAATAGGAAATTCATCTAACATAGTTATTCAAACAGAAGATAACCGAATTCACATATGCCAAGCTAACCTAAATGGGTTGAGCACAACATTTACAAGCATCTATTCATTCCCTATGAGTAGACCGTCTGGTGGCACGATAACAGGATGTAACGGAATAGCATACTACAAAGGTAATATTTATATGGGGTGGTCTGACCAAGATGCAGCATATGACTATAATCGTAGCTGGATTCAGATATGGGATTTATACGGTAACCTAAAAGCTGAGTATATGTTAAATCCAAGCTATGAAGCCCGTGAGATTGAAGGTTTCAATGTGGTAGGCAACAGAATTTATATGTTAGAATACGGAAACAACTCTGTGTTCACTGACTATAACTCATGGTCAATCTGGTATATAGAACCTGAAAAAACAGGTCTACAGCAGGACAAAACAGAAATTGGATTCGCTGGAATTCTGGGTGAACAAAGGTTGTATGTGGCACATAAAGGAACATACTGGGGTACTGGAACGCAACTAGAACCATTCAACTATCTACAGTACGCGATTAGTTATGCTAGTGCTTTCCAGCCTGCACACATATATGGTATTTCACTAGACGATGCAAGTTATAGAAGTGATATCCATATAAAGAACAGAAGCCACTACCTAAAAATTACGCAAGTACGATTTAGAGGAAAGATAACGATAGAAAACTGTGCTAACGTACAATTTGAAAATTGTGACTTCAGGTATTCAGGAGATTACCAAATAACGATTGATGGAAGTAACGTTGACTTTTCTGGATGCTACGCATCTATGGCAGAGGGGCAGTCTGGAAATGGATGGATTAGAGCTGTAGGTAATTCCAGTGTTGAACTACACCGTGGGTGCAGGGTACAGGCAAGGAACGCCGCTTCGTTATCACGAGGTGCTAAATTTAGTTTTGGAACTGATACAACTGGAGTACTTTACAACTGTATATACAATGAGGGAAGTATTTCACTAGGGAATGTATCTAAGATTACGCACACATATAAATCTACAGTTTCTAATGGTGGGTTAGATGGCATAATAGAATAACCC